GGGGATGAGCACGTTATCTTTTTAGACACAAAAAATCAGTTTTAGAAACCCTGATTTTATGCGGTAAATAAGCCATGTCTTACAAACCAAAAGAATATACAGCGTCACAAATACAAACTGAATTAGGTATTGATGGACGTAAGTTAGGTCAGTTTTTAGCAAGAGTTAAGCCAATAAATACGCGTGGCAAATTTAACTATTACTTATTACAAGATGTTATTGACGTAATTTACAAAAAGAATACAAAGCTCATACCAATTGATGAAATCCGTAAAAAGAAGCTTCAAGCTGAAACGGAATTGGCTGAGTTAGAGCTAGAGAAGGAACGCGGAAATTTGTTACCCGTTAAATATGTCGAGAGACAATGGGGTAACCTGGTTTTGAATTGTAAGTCTAAGTTATTGTCGATACCAAGTAAACTTGCTCCAGTATTGGCAAATGAAACAGACATTAATATTAGCAAGAATATTATAGAACAATCAATAAACGAAGCGTTGATTGAATTAGCAAAAGCAAATGACATCGAAAACATCGATACAGACAATCAATCGGTTGAACAACCTAAGCCTAAGCGCGATGAAAATGTTCCAACCGCCCGAAGCTCTAACGATAAGCCAGTTCGCAAACAAGTATAGATATTTGTCAACTGAGGCGTCAGCCGAAAGTGGTAAATATTATGTAGAGCGAGCTTATTATCAAAAAGAGATGATGGACGCTGTTAATGATCCTGAAGTTAAATCAGTTGTATTAGAGTGTTCAAGTCAAGTTGGTAAAACAGAAATATTATTAAATATTTTATTGTACTATATAGCTCACGATCCAAGTCCAATATTATATGTTATGCCAACTTTAGAAATGGCAAGAGCATTAAGTAAAGATCGGATTAGTCCGATGATTAGAGATAATCCAATATTACATGGAATATTCGGTGATCCAAAAAGTAAAGATGGTGATAATAGTATATTACATAAAAAATTTAGCGGTGGTCATCTAACGATATGTGGTGCAAATAGTTCAAGCTCATTATCATCAAGACCAGTAAGAATAGTTTTATTAGATGAGGTGTCCAGGTTTCCAGCAAGCGCGGGAGCTGAAGGCGATCCAGTTAATTTAGCAATTAAAAGATCACAAACATTTTGGAACGCTAAAACAATAATGGTTTCGACACCGACCATAAAGGGAGCGTGTCGAATAGATAATGCTTTTGAAAATTCTGATAAAAGATTTTACAAAGTACCATGTCCCGATTGTAAAGAGTATCAAGTTTTAGATTGGAAGCAAGTTAGATGGGATAAAGATAATCCTGACTCAGCTCAATATACTTGTTTACATTGTGGTTCATTATGGAATGACGCTAAAAGATACAAAGCTGTTAGAAATGGTTTTTTTCAAAACACAAAAGAATTTAAAGGTGTCGCTGGATTTCACATATCAGAATTGTACAGCTCTTGGTCTAGGTTATCTGTTATGGCAAGAAACTTTTTAAATTGTAAAAAATTTCCTGACCAACTAAAAACATTTATTAATTTATCTTTAGCTCAGGTATGGGAAGATAAAGGTAATAGTTTAAATGAAGGTGAGCTGTTATCTTTACGAGAAGATTTTGATAAAGATACAATACCAAACGATGTATTAGTTATTACGGCTGGTGTTGATATTCAAGATACGTCAATTCATATTACTTATGTTGGATATTGTAAAAATGAAATAATACACGTAATACATCACCACGTTATTACGGGTGATCCTTCAACGATGATGTTATGGTCTAGCCTGGACAAAGATTTAGACCAGGTGTTTACACGTAAAGACGGAACAAGATTAAAAGTTGCTGGAGCGTGTGTTGACTCAGGCGGACACTTTACGCAAAATGTTTATGCTTATTGTAAGTCCCGATTTAGTCGTAGAATTTTTGCTATTAAAGGTGTTGCTGGTGATCGAGCGATATTTCCTAAAAGAGCAAGTTTAAATAATACAGCTAGAATACCATTGTTTTTAATTGGTGTTGATAGTGCTAAAGATATTATTTTTAATAGAGTTAGGCGGGCGGGCTTGGTCAAGTTCTCTAACACTTTAGACCAAGATTATTTTTCAGAGCTTATATCTGAGAGGGTGGTAACAAGATTTCGACAAGGAAATCCAGTTAGAGTGTATGAGAGAACCAAACGGCATAATGAAGCTCTTGATTGCCTGGTTTATGCTTATGCAAATTACATGGGAATACAACCAAATTTTAAAGCTATTGAAAAAAATTTAAAAAGACAAAAAGATCCGATACCTAAAGAAAAGACTAGACCAAGAAAACAGACAATTATAAGAAATAACTTTATAAACTCATGGAAAAATTAACATTAGATATATGGCAAATATACTGACAAATCCTTTAAAAGACTTTCCTGAGTCAATACGAGCTGGTGATACAATTAAAGTAGAACGAAGCGATTTTAATGTGGATTATCCACCATCGACTTTTACTGCTAAATTTAGAGCCAGGAAGATTGACGCTGGTAATTTATCTTTTGATGTTATTGCAACTGCGAATAATGGCAATTTTTTGTTCACATTTTCGCATACTTTAACACAAAATATTACACCAGGATTATATACTTATATTGTTTTTGTAACTGACAGCTCATCAAATCGAGTTACAATTGATGAAGGTAAACTACAAATATTAGAAAATTTAGAAACTACATCGACAACTGAGCTTAGATCTCACGCAAAAATTTTATTAGATAAAATAGAAAGTTTGTTATCAGGTAAAGCAGACGCAGATGTATCAAACTATTCTATTAACAATAGATCTTTAACTAAGATGTCTGTTGCTGAATTAATACAATTTAGAGATTACTATAAAGCAGAATATCTAAGAGAAATAAGAATACAAAGAAACAAATCAGGACAAGGATCAGGTTCAAACATATTGGTAAATTTTAAATAAAATGGCGTGGTACGATAATATATTCAAAAGAAAAAAAATACAAAAGCGAAGATACGAAGGCGCATTGTTTGATCGTTTAAGAAATGACTTTGTTGCAAGTAGTCAAAGTGCTGACTCAGAATTAAGATATTCTTTAAGAACATTAAGAAATAGATGTAGAGATTTAGCGCGTAACAATGCTTATGTAAAAAGATACTTAAATATTATGAAAACAAATATTTTAGGATCTATGGGAATACGTTTACAAGCTCAGGTTAGAGATAGTGATAGAACGCCTGACTTTGTTGCAAATGCACAAATAGAAAGAAACTGGCGTGATTGGTCAAAGAAACAAAATTGTTCAATCGATCAAAGATTATCTTTTTTAGATTTACAACATTTAGTTTTAGAAAATTTATGTATAGATGGTGAAGTATTAATTCAACTTATTCCAAATGCAAAAAACGATTATAAATTTTCTTTAAATGTAATTGATGTAGATTTTATTGATGATGAAAAAAATGAGATTTTGCCAAATGGTAATGAAGTTAAAATGGGCGTTGAAATGGATCGTAACAGAAAACCCGTTGCATATTATTTATTTGAAAGAAATCCTTATGAATATTCTTTATCTTATGTTACTGGATCACCAGCAAAAAGAGTACCAGCCGATAATATTATTCATATTTATAAACAAGACAGATCTTATCAAACAAGAGGTGTACCATTTTTAGCAAGTATCATAACTCAAATAAAACAATTGAACGGATATTTAGAAGCTGAATTAATCGCGTCCAGGACAAGTGCTAGTAAGATGGGATTTTTTACATCGCCCGATGGCGAAGGCTTTACTGGTGATGGTGAGGCTTCAGTAGGTAATGATAAACACATGAACGTAGAAGCTGGATCTTTTGTAAGTTTACCAAATGGAGTTGACTTTAAAGCTTTTGATCCTGACCACCCGACATCACAATTTGAAAGTTTTGTTAAAAGTATTTTAAGACAAATAGCGAGTGGATTAAATGTACCATACAACGAATTAGCGAACGATTTAGAAGGAGTGAGCTATTCGTCCCTTAGACAATCTGTTTTAGAAGCAAGAGATTATTATAAATTTATGCAAAAATTTTTATCGGAGCATTTATTAGAACCCGTTTATTTAAGATGGTTAGAAATGGCTATTACAAATAATAACTTAAATTTACCAATGACTAAATTTGATAAATTTACAAGTGTTAGATTTATTGGACGTGGTTTTAATTGGATAGATCCACAAAGAGAAGCAAACGCAAATGTTTTATTATTAAAAAATGGATTAATAAGTGTACAAGATGTCCAGGCTAATTACGGAAGGGACGCTGAAGATCTTTACGCACAATTACAATCTGAGAAAAATTTAAGACAGAATTTTGAGATCCAGGCTTTATACGAACCTTATGGTGCTATGAGTCAGGATAACATAACAACAAGAAATGAAGATGAAGATAAGACAGACTAATTTTCCTAAAGCTGGTGATGATGAAAAAATATCATTAAGAAATTCTAATTATCCAAGATTTCCCTTAGATTTTGCAATAGCGATGAAGGATAATACACCTAAGATATGGGGAGCTGGTGGTAATATCGAGGGCAACAGATCTTTTAGATTATTAAGAGATCATATTGAAAATGATAATGATTCAGAAACAATATTAAAAAAAATAAAAGAACGTGAAGCGTGGGCAAGCCGTCATATTGAGGACGGAAATCAATTTGCAAGTGGTAACAAAGAGCCTAATTTATCTAATGTTGGTGGTATTGTTGCACAAATTAAGTGGTTAGTTGTTAATCCAAAGTTAGGCGTTCAAGGTATGAAGGACGTTATTTTAGAATTAACAAAAAAATTAGAAGGTCGTAAAGACGAAGATAAAGAAGATGAAAAAGATAGACAAGTTTCAGCAAGCGTTGAAAAAGGTCTAAGAAACAAGGTTGACCAACATAACGAACAAGTTAAGGATTCAAAGAAGTCTTGGAATCCAAGAGTTACTTTTGCGAAAGCTGAGAAAGTATTTTTACGTGGGATCGGAGCTTATAAAACGAACCCAAGCTCAGTAAGACCAAACGTATCGTCACCTGAACAATGGGCGTACGCCAGGTTAAATTCGTTTTTATTTGCATTAAGAACTGGCAGATTTCAAGGTGGTAAACATGATTTAGACTTGTTACCTGAAGGTCACCCGTTTAGATCTACTGAGGAAAAAGGAATTATGAATAAAATAAATAGACACATACAAGAAATTAAAGAGGACGAGGAGTCAGTAACTATCAAATTTGCTAAAAAGCAAGATGATATGGAAGAACGAGAAAAAGATAAAGAAGAAAAAGAAAAAGATACAGACGAAGAAAAAATGGAAATGGATCAGGAAGAAGAAAAAGCTGGTCACGAAGAAGATGAAAAAACTAAAGCGGGTCATAAAGAAGATGAAGAAAAATCATATCACGATGACGATGAAAAAAAAGCTTCAGATGAATATTCGGATTCTGAAAACGAAGATGACGAAGATGAAGATGAAGATAATAACTCTCAAAAAGAAATCGCTCAAAAGTATTATCAATTGGATAGTAAAAAATTATATCGGTCTTTAAATATTGCTAAGAAAAATATTGACGAGGAAAAAAGAACAATTGAGTTTTCTTATATGTCGGCTGAACCAGTTGAAAGAGATTTTGGTATGGAGTCGATTGACGTAGATAAAGCAGATACATCATTTATAAATAGTGGAAATGCGCCATTGTTATTAGACCATGACGCTAAATCACAAATAGGAATTATTGAAGGTACTAAGGTTGTCGATGGTAAAGGACGAGCTATCGCAAGATTCGGAAAATCTCAGCTTGCAACTGAAGTCTTTAATGATGTCAAGGACGGCATAAGAAAGAATATTTCTGTTGGCTACTTGATTAAAGAAATGGATAAAGTCGAAGATCAAGACGAAGAAAAATCCGATGGAAAGGATTTTTTCAAAGTTAAGATTCAGCCTTTAGAAATTTCAATGGTGTCTGTACCCGCAGACGTGAACGTGGGTATTGGACGTAATTTAACTTCACGTATAACAATAAAAGAGGACAACATGGACAAAGCAAAAGATGTTGCCAAAAAAGTTGAAGTTAATCCTGACGAAATCAGAAAAGCTGAGTTAGGTAGAATTAGAGAAATCGAAGCTATCGCAACAAAGCATAACAAAAGAGATTTCGGTAATGAAGCTATCAAAAGCGGAGTTTCCGTTGCTGAATTCAAAGGGTTAATGCTAGACAAAATTGGCACAGACAAGCCTTTAGAAAATGATCCAACTTCAATTGGATTATCTAATAAAGAGCAAAAAAGATACTCTATTGCAAAAAGCATAAGAGCGTCTTTATCAAATGATTGGTCTAGTGCGGGATTCGAAAGAGAAGTTTCAAAAGAAATTGAGAAACAATCGGGTAGAACTGCAAGAGGCTTTTATGTTCCTGGCGATGTTTTCAAAAGAGATCTTACACAAGGTACGGCAAGTGCGGGTGGACACGTAACACCTGACGTACATAGAGGGGATCTTTTTATAGACGCGTTAAGAGGACAATCAGTAGTACAACAAGCGGGCGCAACTATCTTTAGAGGTCTTAAAGGTGATATTAAAATCCCAAGACTAACAACTAAGGGAACGGTTGGGTTTGTAGCTGAAAATTCGGCTGTAAGTGAAACGAACCAAGCTTTCGATCAAGTAACAATGACAGAAAGAACTCTTGGCGGTTTCGTTGATTTATCAAGAGTATTGATAAACAATGCAGATCCTTCAATTGAAACAATCGTAAGAAACGATATGACACAACAAATCGGTTTAAAAATCGATGAAGTTGCTTTTGAAGGTGGAGCTTCAAACGAGCCTACTGGTATTACTCAAACATCGGGTATTGGTGACGTAGCCATCGGTACTAATGGTGGAGCGATTACTTACA